TATGGGAAAAATTAATGAGAACACTAAGCTTGGTTTTTCACAATGCATAACACAACGTATGATTGAGCACGCGTGTACGAAATTCAATAACATGTACATGCCTGACCTGACATTGCCGAGTTTTACCCAGTTTATTAAGGGAGATCAGGCTATCACAAATAAGTCTAATCTAGCACACCTTCCAGATGGTAACGGACTACATTTTGATTACTATGGGCGTGTAGGATCTTTTTGTCCCGAACGGGACAAGATTGTCAGAACACCGATGTCGGAAGCTATGGAACTTGCGGGGTATCCATGCAAGTGGACAACCCCTACACCAGGAGCTAACCCAGATATCAAGAGCTATGATGCATCCATGAAATACATCAAAACAGTGTTAGAGGATACGCGAAGTCCACCTACTGAAGTAGTTCAAGCTGCTAGACGTGACTACTTTAAACCGTACATTGACAAGTTCAAGCACTGCGATGGTCAAATCCGACCACTGACTTGGGATGAGTGTGCCAATGGTGTGCCAAATTCTTTGTATGTCCATGGTATAGACACTTCTACTGCTATGGGTTTCCCCTATGGCGGTAAAAAGAAGGATTACATGAATCAAGATGAGGACGGAAAATGGTGGTTCAATGATCAGCTCATCAAAGATATCCGGCGTGGTGATGGCAATTTGAGAAAGTTGATTGTTCCTGAGCATGCGGCAACAGTAACTAATAAAATGGAACCCAGACCTAAAGGAAAAGTTGCTAGGAAAATAGTTAGTGTCAATTGTGTGATGACGGTGTTGTTTAAGAAGTATTTTGGGCCTGTGTTTGAAACGATACTACAAGATCGTGTGGTGAGCGAGAGCGCTGTAGGAGTCAACCCATACTCGTCAGATTGGGAACAATTGTGGAATTTTATGAAGCCGGCCATCGGTGAGAACATGGCCGCGTTCGATTTCAGCTCCTTTGATATGCGTATAGGTTCATTTTTGCTATCTGCCGTTCTTCTCGGTAACATCGATGTAGCACGCGCTGGTGGGTATAATGCCGAGGATATCACAGCAATGCATGCATTGGTCAACTGGTTGCTATCTGCTCCCACTGTTATTGATGGTGAGCTTATTGTTATGTTCAATAGGATGATATCAGGTATCTTTGGGACATCAGTTATTGACGGACAAGTTATATCATTGTTGATGCGATGTTGCCTCTTCACTATATATCCAAAATGTGACAATTTTAGATCAGCAGTGCGCCTCGAGACTTTTGGTGATGATTGTTTTTGCACTGTCAAGTTTATGTACAGGGCTTTCAATAAATTGTCATTGACCCGTTACTGTGATCAGTTAGGTATGGTCATTACCAATGCCGATAAGAGCACTAGTAGCGGAAAATGGGACAAACCAAGTGACATATCATTCCTTAAACGAAAATTCATATGGTCTAAAGAACACGGCGCAGTTGTTGGTCCGCTTGATATAGAAAGTATATGCAAACCACTTCACATAGGGGTAGCTACATCGGCTATGTCGATGGACGAGCTCCTTATT